CACCTGTTACTGTGACTGTTGCGTTGACAATTATAGATCCGTTCCCAAGTCCAGTCGTACCCGTAACACCTGTAACGGCGACTGTTTCGGGGAGAGCTATAGTTCCAAGTCCAGTCGTACCCGCAACACCCGTTACGGCGACTGTTGCGTTGAGAATTATAGATCCGTTCCCAAGTCCAGTCGTACCCGCAACACCCGTTACGGCGACTGTTTCGGGGAGAGCTATAGTTCCAAGGCCGGTTGTTCCAGCAACACCCGTTACGGCGACTGTTTCGTTGAGAACTATAGTTCCAAGGCCGGTCGTTCCAGCAACACCCGTTACTGTGATGAACTCGTTTTCACCAAGAGAACTAAATCCAGAGTTTGAAAACGGGTGAAAACTGAACATTATTAGCTACCGTTACTGACAAGCTGCCAGCCAGTTCCTGTCCAAGTTAAATCAAAACCGCCGTTGGCTTGAAGCTCAAGCTGGAAAATAGCGCTCTCCGAACTAGCCATATTATCCTCCGCTCACTTCGTCAGCGCCATCAGAGCCGTCAATAGAGCTTGGCGCTGAAGATGGCTCCGCGGAAGCTGGCAAATCGCTCACAATCCAATCCGTACCATTCCAATCAACGGTTTCATTTTCAGCATCGTATGAAGGGCGGTCAGCGACCTCAGTATATGGGTGAGTGGGGTCGTCGAGATTTTCTAACACCGCCTCCGCAGTGTAAGTTAAACCATTTGTCCTGCGGACTCGTTGCGGCATCGCTGTAACTGGATAACCTCCGTTTAAGCTATACATAACCATTTAGTAACTCTTTTCTATCTAGCTGACCGTGTGATCAAATGTTCCGGGTGTGCTGTAAGTGGTCGTTCCAGCGCCATCCGTGATTTTGACCTCGCCGTTCGCGCCATTGGGGTAAGTGCTGTTTGTGTTTGCTGAATTACCGCCTGCTTTTACGGTCATGCCGGTCGCCGCAAGCCGAGTCCAGGAGCTATTCACATGGCCTGAACCAGCGCCGCCACCGGCTTGACTGCTTGAGTCCCCGCCGTGGTTTGCTCCGCCGCCGCCGTAATAGCCGCCCCCTCCTGACCCAGCTGACGAATAATCGCCGCCGTTTGTTGATTGTAAGCTACCCCCATAACCGCCGATCAGGGCCGCGCCTGCGCCGCCACCGATACCCGAATTTGTACCGCCAGCCGAAGTGGTTGCACCAATACCCTTGTAGACTACGTTTCCGCCACCATCTGAGCCGTTCAGGCTGTCTGTTGCGCCATTTCCCGTGTGTGAATCGCCTCCGTCAGCATTATTATTGCCGCATCCGCCACCGCCGCCGCCGGCGACGACTTGTGCGTTCCCATGAGTGACACTTGTAACAAATACGCCAGAGCCGGAGCCGCCCTGGCCGCCCGTTTGATTGCTTTCATCGGAGTATAAATATCCACCGCGCATGGGGTCGCTGGTGTTGCCTTCCAGTGCGCCAGTGTCACTTTTATACCAACCCCTACCGCCATTTCCGACGACGATTTTCAAAACGTCTCCAACAGTTAAACTCTTTGACGCTTTAACAATACCACCGTCACCGCCATTGCCAGAAGAACTACTGTTGCCCCCGCCGCCGCCCGCGCCAAAAACCTCTGCGGTCACAGTTACTGCATTTGGATCGCGGATTGTTACCGTTTGGCTACTATCAAAGGTACGAGTTCCGACGCCATCCGTGACGCTGACCAAGCCTTTAAAGCCAGAACTATTGTAACCACCGCCCTTGCCGGTATCGCTGGCGTTAGGAGCATCAGCACTGGAATTGATAGTTGTCTGATAACCGGTCGCGCTGCCCGCAGTGCCGTTGTTCCCAGCTAGATTGGCTGTTGAAATCATCGTACTTTTGACAAAGCCTGAGCCGCCGCCGCCGCCACCGGTTTCCTCGTCATCGCTGTCGTCGACACCGCCGCCGCCACCACCCCAGTAGCCGCCTCCTCCGCCGCCACCATACATTCCATAATTAGCTTCAGATGCCCCGCCTTGCAGCGCACTGCCTGCGGTCGCTGTGGCACCCGCCGCACCGCCTGCGCTCTGCGTGCCACCGCCACCACCGTTCGGCGAGTTTACACCAGCAGCGCCAGACGAGCCACCACCGCCGCCGCCCGATTCATCTTCGCCGGTGCGGTCATATGATCCGCCGCCACCGCCGCCGCCCGCGATTAATAAAGCGTTTGCTTGAGTAACATCACTAGCTGCACTGCCAAGGAATACGCCAGCAAAACCGCCGCCAGACCCGCCTTTATGGCCACTGGTTCCGTTCGGAACGCCACCATTACCTCCGGCTGAAAAAGTTACAGTGCTGCCATTAACAGTGCCGCCAGCACCAACCACAATGTAAATCGACGTGCCTGGCGTGAGTTCGAGCGTGCCCTTTGCAAATCCTCCGGCACCGCCGTTTCCGGCCGTGCCGCCATTCCAATACCCACCAGCGCCGCCAGCACCCCAAGCCTTTATAGTCACGTTAGGCTGAGTCAGTGTGGGCCACGTATCATCGTTGAACGATTGTGAAACAATATCGCTGTTCAAATTCCAGACAGACGAAAAACTGTGATCGCTGGCTGGATCAACGCCTCCGATGATACGCGCCATCTAGCTGATTTCCTCATAGCTGATCATGATATCGCAATCGGATGCTGCCGATGCTAACGCTGTGATGGATTTATCTTCTAGCAAATAAAACGCAGAATTTTTATCAATAATGACAAGTGAACTGTCTGCTGGAACTACTACAGTCTTGGCAAAAAATTTGTCACTTCCTGCGCCGGCAGCAGCAGAGTTAATAGCTACTGAAACATCCACTGCAGATGTGCCGTCAATATTGGAACAGAGGACTGTATTGATCTTGAAAACCTTTCCAGACGAAGCCGCATTACTTACAATGCTTGCAGCACTTGTAGTTAATGTGGCTGTCGTCGTCTGACCATTAATCGTTGCGACGTTGACGATATTTGGGTTTGCCATTTTTTGCTCCTAGCCGAAAATCATGGCCACTGCGATGGCCTTGCCTGTGGACACACCTCCACTGCCACCGCCAGATATGGTGATAGTTTTGGTTGCACCTGTGCCAGAAGCCGTGACGCCGGAACCCACAAAATTGAGGGTCTGAGCTTGGGTGGACAAAGCACTTCCCTCGTCCTGAACTGTAAGCCCGCTGCCCGAGCCAGCCGTGGTTTGTGTCGTACCATCGCTGAATTGGATGCCAGTGCTGTGTGCTACGAGTTGACCTGTGAGAGTGCCGCCAGCCAGGGCCAAATAATCACTCGTAGCCGCCGTGGCCATCGTGCCAAGACCAAGGTTTGAACGCGCTCCCGCTTGGTCAGACGCCCCCGTTCCGCCATCGGCCACTGGCAAGTCGCCAGTCGAAAGTTGACCACCGCTTGAAGTGTACAACGCACCGGCTGACAGGCTGGTTGGCAGGATCAGGTCGTATGTAGCACTGGCAGAGTGTGGTGGACTAGCAATAGAAACACCATGTGAGTTTGACTCACAGTTCAACATCACCTTACCAGCATTTGTATTTCCACGAACTTCTAAATAACCTGTACCGTTTGCCGCAACTTGCACATTCCCGTTTGTGTTTGTTGAGCTGAGTGCATTTGCATCAAGTTGTAAATTATCGATTCTTGCATCTGTTACGGCAGCGCTTGTGCCAAGTGTAATGCCATCAATAGCACCACCATCAATATTCACACTATCAGAAGCCTGCGTTGCAATCGTACCAATACCCAGGTTTGTCCTGGCTGTACCCGCATCACTCGCGCCTGTGCCACCGTCAGCTACAGCTAGATCAGTAATTCCAGCAACACTGCCACCCGTTACCGCAACATTAGTTATATTCACTGCTCCAGCGGCATCGGCAAATACAGCCTTACCAGCAGGATACACGCAGAACACATCTTTTGTGCCAGCAGAAAAATCTGTAGCTGAACCATTATTACTGCTAGCTAGTACAGTAGTTCGGCTCAATGTCGTGCCGCTAGCTGTATAAGTACCTAGCGCCGTTTCCCATTCATCAGCGCTACGATGCACAATCGTAAAATATGTTGTATTCGTATTACCGACTTCGGTAAAAGCATCAAAACCTGTCACAGCGCCAGCAAGGGTAAGTGTACCAGTGCCGGTAGTTGTGGAAGTCTCGCGTACTCTATCTTTTACGACCAGGGCCATAGATTCATCCTATGCAATCCTGATGATTGCGCTTGAAGCATCTGCTGTGGGAAACTGCACTGTAAAATCACCAGCACTAGCTGTTTTATCACTGCCAAAATCTAACACGCAAACGGCAGGATCACTTGCAGCTGACTCATTAAAAATCAAAGCACCGCGAGCAGTAATGCTGACTGTACTAAATGTCAGGTCAGCAAAATCTGCTAATGCTGTTGTACTTGATGCTACGGGTGTCACGTTTGTTAGCGTGCCGCCTTTTGCTGAGTACCCAGAACCTGACACTTCATTTGAAGTTGTATATGCAGTTGTTGCGGCATCAAGCGACGCACTGCTGGTATACAACGCTAACTTGAAAGTGTTA